GGGGTCGGGGGGGATGAGAAGCCACTTGTACATATCTACGACATAAATATCAAAAGTCGCATCCTCCTTTTGGAGACGCTTTGCATGGCTCTCAGCCTCTGGGCGAGAGTTAAAGCAACCCCTGATCTTAATACCAAATTGATCATTCTTCTGAGGACACTCGGGACCCACAACAGAAAGGCATGCGTAAATCTGACCAGGAACGGTGGTGTAATCTTGTTCGAGAGAACCCATTATACTATTACTATACACAAAAACTTTAAGTTCTTTATAACCTAAGTCATTTAAGCCTTTGACACGATATGATAACATGGAATATATACGGAAAGCTCATAACAATTTTAAGAAGGATCTTATCCAGAAGTCGACGGACAATGGAGATGTTGTACTTGACGTTGGGTGTGGTTGCGGCGGTGATCTTCAAAAATGGCGTCATGCGGGGGCTAGTATAAATATGTGTGACCCGGATGAAAAGTCCCTGGAAGAGGCGAAATCAAGAGCAAAGAATTTGAAGATACGCGTTAATTTTTATAACGGCGATATTTTCAATTGTCCGAACAGAAGATATAACGTGGTGTGTTTCAATTTTTCTTTGCATTATATTTTTGCATCGGAGAAATTATTCAAAGAGTCTATACGTGAAATAAAAAAACGTATGAAACCGGGTGGAAAACTCATAGGGATTATTCCAGATTCGGAAAAGATTATTATGAAAACTCCGTTACAGGATGACATGGGTAACTTTTTCAAATTGAAGGAGCATGGTAACGGTGGTTTTGGAGAAAAACTGTTCGTGCATCTGATTGATACTCCTTATTATTCGGATGGTCCAAAATCAGAACCAGTTGCATACAGAGATCACCTTATTCATGAACTAGAGTCGAACGGTTTTACTTTAACTCTATGGGAAAACTTATCAGGAAGTCACATCTCAGAGTTGTACAGTAAATTTATGTTTGTATATAGAAAATGATAGCAGTAGTAGTATTGTTTATCATTAATGTATACCTATATATGACTACAATTGAACCCATAAAGTTGAGGTTAGTCAAGGAGAGGTATAAGATATTCCGTGAAAGTGTAGAAGGTACAGAATTTGAAAAGTTGAAGCATCCGATACCTATCACAGGTCATCATAGATTGAAGGGTACAGTTGGGTACAATCTGAATAAAGGTGCAGAGATTGGGTTATGTATAGATGGTGAAGTGAATGAAATCTTTCATGTTTTGATCCACGAACTTGCACATTCTTTAGTGAAAGAATTTGATCACTCCAAAAAGTTTTGGGAAACCTACAACAAACTAAAGGATCATTGTGTACGTTTAAATATATACGAACCAATTCCAACCGAAACACCTTTTTGTGGTATGCATGTCCAGGATAAATAATCTAGGTATACACCAAATGAAAACACCTCTGTCGACAGTTTTCACTGCAGTATTCATGTGGATTATCGTCTATGCGATAACCATGGTTCCTATATACACCAGGAACTATCATGCGAATCTAGCTCTGATGACAATTGTTATACCAAACATGCTTAGGTTAATTGTTGGTCAAGTTCCTCAATTGGCGGTTGACAAGGGTTTCTTCTTCTCATCGACTATCATCGCCTTCATTCTTGTAGAAGGTTTGTCTCGTCTCGTTAAAACTTTAAAGGGGCAGATCAAGGATTATGGGAAGGAAAGAAGAAAGAGCTTGGAAGTGAGTCTCTTATTTCTAGCCGCGTTCATAGTTGGAGCGGGAATTACATATTTTATCGGTGTAGATAAATCAATCTATAGCAATATGGGTTGGGAACAGGTTCCCTAAGCCCTGAGAACATAGCTCTGGCTAATATGGAAAAGAACAGCTGCTACAAGACCAGTGGCACCAAGGCCAATCAAGCTTCGACGACCAGCGTCGTTCAAAAACTGAGGAATCATTGTAGCGAGCTTCTCTTGTACGGGTGTGCTAATAGCCGCGGCCGTACAAGCAGAAACAATAAGAGCCTGTAACTGTTGATCAGTGAGGTTAAAAGGATTTTTAGACGCGGGAGACTTTGTAGCAGTCTCGTTCATGACAGGTTGGGGAGAAGCAGCCATCATCTGCATCTGCATAGGAATCTGAGAAGGCATCTGTGTTGGCATGGATGGGGGTGCCATCATCTGAGCCTCCATAGGTTCTGGTTGACCCATCAATTCGGAAATAGGTGTAGAGTCCATAGTAACTTTACTTTCACTGACATTTTTTTCTTCATTATTATGCGTAATAAAAGACGTCGATGAATTAACTTGAACCATACCACCGTCTGAATTGTCTGATAAATTCATAGTACGAATGTCCGTCATTTAGTATTGATTTATGTTTTTACTATTAAATAAAGACGCAGCCTGGTTATTTCTTCTTCGTAATGGTTAACGCTGTTTTCTTTGTAGCTTTCTTCGCATCAGTCTCTTGTTGAGAAAGGTATTTAGGGTTATACATTTTCCTGTGAGCCGCCCATAACTCTGGACCACCGACTCTAAAATTCTTTCGAAGTGTTGCCTTGTACCAAAATACACAATCCTGAATTTTGTTAGACTTAACAGTGTTATCAAGAACTAAGCATTCGTAATTCTCTGTGCAAGCATCCATAACCTTTGAGAACATATCGTAGTTTGGAAAAATACCAAAAAATGATTTGTAAAGCTTCTCTCGATTCTGAATGATGTTCTCCCTGAGAATGAACACATAATCGACATTGGCTCGTAGTGCTGGTGGTAAGTCCATAACATATTGCATTGTCAACATAAAGAAGATCTTCCAATGACGACCGTTCATAAAACACTGTCGAATACACGTATCTTTTAGAAACTTTGAGTCGTACATACAGTCATCTAAAAGCATAAAAGTCCCACAGTTGTTTTTACCTGCACCCACTAACTTCCGCTGCCGGGCCATAACACGCTCTATCGCTTCTCTGTCATAATCGCCATATACGAAGAGGTCTGGAATGAATTCGGAATAAAAATGATTACCTTCTTCTGTACCACTAAGAACTATACCCGTAGGAAGGTGCTTCTTATGATACATGATATCCTTCACCAGAGTACTTTTACCTGTATTACGCTTTCCTATAAATACACAAACGCGATCGTCTGTCATAGTCGCAGGATTGAATTTCCTCAACTGAAGATTCATCTACTTTAGTGTACCGTTTTATTTGAGAATATTTTACTCGCACATATTAGATATGTCTGGAGCTGTAAAACTGGCTGTGACAGGTGTTCAGGATCAATGGCTTACAGGTGATCCAGATTTTTCTTATTTCCTGACAACATTCAAACGACATACAAAGTTTGCCTTGGAGCAAATCGAAACACCATTTGATGGAGACGTTGGGTATGGTGAAGAGTTACGCTGTAAAATCCCACAAAATAAGGGTGATTTAGTGAAGAGTATGACTGTAAAATTTTCGTTGACTGCTCCAACTGATGGACAAGGAAATAAATTGAATTTTAAACCATCGTTTTGTACGGATCTTATTGATACAGCTGATTTGTATATAGGAGGGCAGTTAATTGAACGACTCACTGGTGAATATATGTATATGCATCAACAACTGTATAATACGATCGATGATATAGAACAAACCCTTTATTTTCTGAATGGGCACGGAAGTCAGGTATTCGATTTCACAGGTGAACACACATTTTTTATCGATCTTCCATTTTATTTTAACCACGCAACCTCTCTTGCTATACCAACATCTGCATTATCTAAACAACAAGTAGAAGTAGTAATAAAATTAAGAGACCTTACAGATATTATAAACGGTACTATACCCTCTTCAGGTGTTGAAGGTAAAATATTAAACATATCTCTTGACACGGAGTTTGTTTTTGTGAGTGAAGAAGAAAAGTACTACCTTCAATCTATGCCACTTGAGTATCTCATTTCACAAATCCAGGTTTCACAAGTGACCTTTAAACCACAAGAACTACAAAAAACGTTTATGATAAATTTTAAACACCCGGTAAAAGAATTATTATTCATAGCTAAAAAGGGTATTACACATCATAAAATCGAACACGTTAAACTCGATTTTAACGACATGAACGTATTAGACGGAGATCATATTTTTTTAACATATGAGCAACCATTGTTACATCATATTAATTGCCCAGAAGATGGATTACCATTTAGTCTATATAGTTTTGCAGAGAATCCAGAGTCACATTACCCGAGTGGTCATGTTAACATGAGTAGGATATTTCACAAACGTATGACTGTTGATATAGAACCAAGTGATGAGAACGTAACATTAAAAGTTTATGCAGTCAACTACAATATACTGCACATAGAGAGCGGTCTTGGGGGTTTAAAATTTTAACGGTGTATAGTAGTAATGGCTGGAAGAATTCAGCTTACAACGAAGGGTATTCAGGACATATATTTTACAGAAAATCCAGACTACTCTTATTTCGTTCAGTTGTTTCGTAAACATACAAATTATACAAGTCAGTTTGTAAAATTAGACATGGATAACGACGTAGAATTCGGTCGAACGGTTCGTATTAGTATACCAAAAGATCAAGGTGATCTTGTTAAAACAATTAGTTTAGAAGTAGAACTTGACAAAATAGACGGTGCAGATGTAATACGTTATGGTTACGTAGAATCGATCGGTCACGCAATGATCGATTATATCGACATGTATATCGGTAACGAGAAAATTCAACACATCCCAAGTGATTATTTACAGATTTACTCCGAACAAAATTTTACACAAACAAAACAGAAAGCCCTTGAAAAGTTGGTGGGTAAATACCCTGATAGAACATCTGATGTACCAGTTTCAAGTGGTGTTATTTTAGGTCATTTGGGACCTGCCACAAAAACCATTCCATTATACATTGATATACCCTTTTACTTCTATCGTAAACCAGAATTGGCTATACCTCTTTGTGCTATGTGTTACCAGGAAGTAACATTGGAAATAAAATTCAGGGATCTAAAACATTGTCTCGTTAAAACCGACCCCCCGGTGGATACATCTCTTCAAACAGTAACATTAGATTACGAAGTATCAAGTAGTACGGTCGTTACTTCAGATATCGTTGGTGTATCTCACGATGGAAATACCATAGCTTCCATCGTAAATAATACTACTGAAATAACAGGAAAGACGACATTCAGTGGAATTGGTGTAGTGTCGCCAGCTATGAATATAATTGTAACTAATGGGTTCATAAATAGATACGACAATGGTCAATGGAATCCATATACTGATAATACAATTAATATTAATAACGACATAAGATTTTCAGATGACGGAAATGTTCTTATAGAAGTTGGAACGGGATTGTGGATATGGAATGGATCGGGGTATACACATTCAAGTGTTACAGGTGTATTAGCCTTATCTAGAGATGGTAACTTTTATTTAAAAGAACCTTCTCAAACTGGACCAAACCTTGAAATAAGAAATGTAAGCACAGACACCCGTTTGGGTGGTGTTATAGTAAAACCATCTAATACTGCAGTAAACGATGCACATTTATCATATGACGGAACAAAGCTCCTATTCGTTATAAATGATATTTTATACGTGTACCAATATAACACAGATTGGCTTCGTTATGGTCAAGATGTAGGTCTATATGAAACTGGTGAAATAACGTTTACAAAAGATGGAAATAGTTTTTTTATATATAACCTTAATGAACGATATGATATAACTACAACACCGGTCAAGCAGGGTATTGGGTACTTGTATATATATGACACAAGAACAACACAGTGGGTTCAAGTATTTCGTTATACAGGTGCGGGAGGTACATTTTCTTTTATGAATGACACAAATTTAAAGATTTTTGTTAAACGAAGTAATGAAACCGATGCTATTACCCTCAAAGAATTAACACGGTCAGTCGAAGGTTATGATGAAGTGGTTGTAAAAAGTATAGAAAATATCGTTGATTCTGGAAGTAATGTATTTGGTGGTGGCTACCAAAGTTTAGTTAGTGAAATTGTAGATGATGTTTTATTCAATGAAAATACTCTATATAGTGTTAATAACACAGACTTTTTAGAAGTTGGACCAGCTGATGATATCGAAATATCGAACAATGGGATAGTTACATGCATTTTGTATAACAGCCTTAGTCAATTACGTGTGTATAAGAGATTATCTGACTTAAGTGCATTGGATCGAATGAATTTTGAGGGACAAGCAGGATTAACTGTGGGTAGTATTACATTCTCTAAAGCGACAATATCTGCATTTGGTCGGTATATAGCAGTCGAAGATCGTCAAATTGGTAGAGTATATATATACGAAACTTTTACTAACGACTTTAAGAATATACAGTATGTAGACGAAGACACACCTAATTCCTTTGCATTCGTTTCTATATCAACATTAAAAGGGGTAAAATTCTACGATAATGAATCAAAGATAATTTTATATGGCGGTGATGAAATTAAAATCTTCGACGTATCTTCGACAATGACACTGTCACAAACAATCACTGACATCTCTACTCCATTGTTTAATCATTCAATTGTTTCTGTATCAAAAGATCTTGATCGATTTATTAAATATGATTCACCTAACAATGTGGTCAAGATTATGACTATTAATCAAGATAATTCTATAGTATCTAGTTTGCCTATAGTACCATTAACACAAGTTATTGCATTTGATTTGAGTAAAGACGGAACATTGGCAGCGTTTGTGACCAGTGGATTTACTTATATTTACTCGTATGATGGTTTTGGTTGGAGACAGAAATCGTCATTATTTATCGGTATTCAAACCTTCAAAAATTTCCATATGAGTGACGACGGAAATACACTTACGTATGTAAAAACTGAAACTGTACCAAATCTCACGATCATAGAGTTATATCAATATATAAATAACACCTGGTTGCGTATTCACCAAGAAAACGACAATAGTACAGTGGGTACTTTAGGAGTTGGTACCGTGTCATTTAACAATCATTTTTTGTATTCATTGCGATCATCGGATTTTATCCGACGATCTACACGTATCAAGAAAATAATTAAGCAACAAACTACAAACATAATTGGTGTAGACCAAGACATAAGTCAAGTATACCCAAAACAAGTCTTATCTTGTAAATTATCTTTAGAAATGGTATTTTTAGACAAATATGAACGTGCTATTATAAAGAATAAAAAACAGGATTATGTTTTATCTCAATTGCAACATAACCGATTTTTGGCACCCAAATCTATTGAAACCCATAATTTTAGAACCTCGTTTCTAAACCCGGTAAAAGAATTATACTTTGTTATAAAGCGTTTAAATAAGGAAGAGTATTTAGATTTTGTGTCACCATTTGATTACGATAATGATAAGATCACAAGTGAAAATAAATTGATTTTCTATGAAAATCTTAAAAGTGCCGAATTACTACTAAACGATACACAGGTGTTAGACAAAGATACGGGAAACTTCGCTTTCCTCAAGGCTATACAACCAGCTATTCATCACTCCAAGACACCACTTATAAGACGATTCTATACATACAGTTTTTGTATGGAACCAGAACAACATTTTCCAACGGGGCAAGTGAATTTCAGTCTCGTAAATAATCAACTTTTCACGTTCAATCTGACAGAGAATACAACAAGTGATAGACACATCGACATCTATGCTTTAAGCTACAACATACTTAGATTAGATAAAGGTATGATGCGAGTAATGTTTAATACGACATGAACATGCAAACAGGTTTTGGTGATTCGGGTGACAATATGGCCGAGCAATACATCAGCACAATGATGAACATTGTCACACCTGTATTGGAAAAATCCATGGTGTTGGCTTGTGAATATGCGAAAGTTTGTGGGAGAGATATTGTACTCCCAGAAGATATCGAATATGCAAGTAAGTACTGTGCCATGTACACAGTTGGGGAGGATATCGGAACTATATTTCCTGAAATTTACAATGAAGATGACGAGGATGAGGAAGACATCATTGAAGAAGTTGACGAACAGGACTGTCCACCATTCGCAAGGTACTCCGGTACAGAGGAAAGGTTCAAACGTATCAATGAAGCCTATGATAG